CCATACGTGGGATGCAAACGATAACCAATTTAACTTGAATCATATTATGGAAAACAATAGTGAAAAAATCTTTCTTGGTGTTTCAGACTTTGAAGACCTAGTTACATCTGAGATTATGCGTCAACGTGTTGATGCTAATCTAACAACTGTACAACGTGAGACCACTGTATTGTGTAACCGTTCCACTTGGCAAAAGTGGGCAGAAAAACAATTCGATGGGTTTCTGTTCGTGCAAACCGATTCTTCTTCTGGCTTCATCGTAGAAGAATCTACAAACAACTTTATCAAGTTCAATGTCAACAGCAACTCAACTGCTGTTCGTGCATTCGGTGACAAGCAGTTTGCAGAAGATGTCATTGAAATTGTTGAAGAAGAGTTTGACGTTGTTACATCATATATCGAGTGGGTGTATGGTAGCGATGGCCATTCTGTCAACGTGCCACTTAATCGTGCACGCTTACCAGTCAAAGAAATGTATCCTTTCTTGGGTGATCAGTCTCTTGAAGACTATTACGATCGCTACATGGAATCTTCAGCGAACATTCTCTTGTTGATTGGTCCTCCAGGTACTGGTAAGACTACATTCATTCGTGGTCTACTTGCTCACCGCAATGCATCAGCAATCGTAACATATGACTCTGCTATCCTTGATAAGGATGGGTTCTTTGCACGCTTTATTGAAGACGATGCCGAAGTTATGGTTCTTGAAGATAGTGATGCATTCTTGAAGTCACGTAGTGATGGTAACACAATGATGCACCGTTTCTTGAACGTTGGTGATGGTCTTGTGACTACCAAAGGTAAGAAGATGATCTTCTCTACTAACCTGCCGAGCATTCGTGATATTGACTCTGCTCTGATTCGTCCAGGTCGTTGTTTCGACATTGTGACTTTCGATCAACTCAATGTCGAACAAGCCAACAATCTGGCTGAGCGTCTTGGTGTGAAACTTCCAGTTCGCCCACGTGGCAAGGAAATGGATAAGTATTCAATCGCTGATGTGTTCAACGAACAGACTCAGAACGCTGAGAAATCTACTGCTAATCGTAAAGTGGGGTTCATTTGAAAGTCGCGATAATTACAGATCAGCATTTTGGCGCAAGGTCGGACAGTGTTGTCTTTCTAGACTTCTTTCAGAAGTTTTATGACAACGTTTTCTTTCCAACTCTAGAAGCGCACAAAATCGACACCGTTTTAATTCTTGGTGATACTTTTGATCGCCGTAAGTATGTGAACTTCTATTCTCTTCAGCGATCCAAAGATATGTTCTTTGATAAGCTGGCGAATAAGAACATCAAGGTTCATATGCTGGCAGGAAACCACGATACGTACTACAAAAATACCAATGATGTAAACTCGCCAGATTTACTTCTGCGTGAGTATGACAACATCAACGTGATTGATCACCCAGCTACAATCTACGTTGACAGTATCCCTATCTGCATGATGCCATGGATCTGCCCAGAAAACTATCAGGATAGTATCGATACGTTGAAGGACACCCAAGCTGAAATTTGTATGGGACACTTCGAAATTGCTGGCTTTGCAATGTACAGAGGAATGGAAAGTCACGATGGGTTATCTAAAGATATTTTTGATAAGTTTGACTTGGTTTTTAGTGGGCATTATCACCACCGTAGCGATGATGGTCACATCTATTACCTCGGAAACCCCTACGAACTCACATGGCAGGACTATAACGATCCCAGAGGGTTTCACTTGTTCGATCTATCAAGTCGAAATCTCGAATTCGTTAGAAACCCTTATTCTGTGTTTGCCCGAATCGAGTACGATGACAAAGAAAAAGACCCCATCGACCTCGACGCACTTGATCTAAAAGACTGCTTCGTTAAGCTGGTAGTAGTAAACAAGACTGACTATTATAAATTTGACAAATTCACTCAGAAACTGTATACTAAAGGGTGCCACGAAATTAAGATCGTGGAAGATATGTCTGAGTTTAATGATGGTGAGATTGGCGAAGAAATCAATCTTGAAGATACCATGTCGGTTCTTGCTCATTATATTGACACCGTTGAAACTGACGCAGACAAAGAACAGATTAAGACTTTTATGAAGTCTCTTTATACAGAGGCTGTGAACGTTGAGGTGGTTTGATGCAACAACTCGAGATTCAATACTTCTTTCCGCTTACGGAACAGATCCCTCTTGACTTGGACTTTACTGAGTCAATTGCGTATGCGCAAAAGAAGCAACAAGAGATGTGGAGCACCAGCACCAGCACCATATCCATAGCTAATGGTGGTACGACTAGCTACACAATCACCTCCAGCAGCATTGAACCATCGTTCACGATTGACGTTGATCAGGTGCCAATCACCATTGTGTCTAAGAATAAACCGAACTTTGTAAAGCGATGGATTTACAAAACACTCGGTATGAAATGGAAGAGTAAATGATTTATTTCAAAAAGATTGAATGGAAAAATGAAAACTCCTAAATAGAATTAGGAGGATTTATGAAATTCGATAAACTTACAGAAGAACAGTTAGGTATGCTGAAAGACCCGTCGTTAACTTTATCTGAGCTATCAGATAAACTCGGGTGTGGTACTGCAACATTACATAGATGGAGGAAGTCTCTCGGTGTAATTGTTGGTAGAGGAAGTAAAAGAGGTAAGAAAAGACCATGGCAAGAAAAGAAAGAAAATAGAATTTGCCCATGCTGCCTTACGCAATTTGAAACCACTCCAGCGTCAAGGAAACTTTATTGCTCTCTGAGTTGCAGCACCAAGAACATTGATAGGTCTTATATGCAAAGTGACTCATATAGGTCTTCTCTTATAAAAGATGAAACCCCTGAGTATAAAAAATACAGCGGTAGAGTGCATAGATTAACTTCAAAAGTTTATGAGAGTAACAAGTTTATAATAAACCCGAATGACTATCCTAGAGGTCTGGCTGGTCAAGATGGTGTATATCATTTAGATCATAAAGTTTCTATTCGATATGGGTTTGACAATAACATTCCACCAGAAGAAATTGCTAAGTTAGAAAACTTACAGATGCTTCCGTGGAAAGAAAATATTAGCAAAGGTAAATGACGTGATAACTTTTCGTTCAATAGAGTGGCGCAATTTTCTATCGACTGGTAACTCACCGAACAAGGTTTTACTGAACAAGTCTACCACTACTCTTATCATTGGTAAGAACGGTGAGGGTAAATCAACCATTCTAGATGCTCTTTGCTTCGCCTTATTTGGCAAGCCTTTCCGCAACATCAATAAAAACCAGTTGATCAATAGTATCAATGGTAAGGGTACACTTGTGACCATCGAGTTCTCCGTAAACAATAAAGAGTATACGGTGAAGCGTGGTATCAAACCTAACCTGTTTGAGATCTGGTGTAACGGTGAGCTAATCAATCAAGACGCAGCAGCAAAAGATTATCAAAAAGCACTTGAACAACAGATTCTACGACTGAACTATAAGACATTCACACAAGTTGTTATCTTGGGTAGTGCGTCATTTGTTCCATTCATGCAGCTGCCTTCGTCTCAGCGTCGTGAAGTCATCGAGGACATTCTCGATATCCGTATCTTCTCGACCATGAATCAGATATTGAAAGAGAAAGCCAATGCAACTAAACAAGCAATTTCCGACATTGAAGCGTCTATTAAAGTCGCCAAGGGCAAGGTCGAATCTCAAAATGCTATCATCCGCACTATTTCAGAAGCAAAATCTGAGAGTATTAAGTCGCTACGAGACAAGATTCGAACAAATGACCAAGCAATTGGAGAAGCCCAGTCCACAGTCGAACTTATTACATCTGAGATTGAAACTCTTAGATCGAAGACTAGCAAGAAGTCTGAGATTAATGATCAGATTGAAAAGGCGAAGTCTATCCGCTCAAAGCTGAGTGCTAAGGTAGAAACCTGCGAACATCACACTGAGTTCTTCAACGATAACCACGTGTGTCCATCATGTTCTCAAGAGATCGCTGAAGAGTACAAGCAGAAGATTTTGACTGACCTAAACACTAAACTTGAAGAGCATGTAGGTAAGGTTGAAGAACTTGACGGTATTCTATCGAAGTTGAATGTTCAGCTATCTGAGATCAACGATCTTCTCGAACAAATTTCTGATAAGAACATTGAACTCTCTACACACAACAGCACAATCACTTTACTCAATAAACAGAACCAAACTCTAGCTGCTGAGATTGAAACTCTTACCAATGACACAACAAACGCTGATGAAGAAAAGCGTAAGTTGAAAGAGTTGGCACAAGAAGCTATGGAAAAGATCAAAACTAAAACTACGTTGGCTGAACAACGTAACTTGGAAGAGATCGCAAGTCAGCTTCTGAAAGACACTGGCATTAAGACCGCTATCATTCGCGAGTACCTACCAGTTATGAACAAGCTGATCAACAAGTACCTAGCTGCCATGGATGCTTACATTCACTTTGAACTTGATGAGTCGTTCAATGAGATTGTTAAGTCTCGCTATCGCGACGACTTCACTTATGCTAGTTTCTCTGAAGGCGAGAAGATGCGCATTGATCTGGCTATCTTGTTTACATGGCGTCAGATTGCTAAGATGAAGAACTCAGTGAACACAAACCTGTTACTTCTCGATGAGATTTTCGACTCTTCTCTGGATACTGCTGGTACTGACTACTTCCTCAATCTTATGAATCAGTTTGGTGACAACACGAACATCTTCGTTATCTCTCACAAAGGCGACCAGCTGTTCGACAAGTTCCGTTCTGTCATCAAGTTTGAGAAGCGAAACGACTTCTCTGTCATTGCAACTTCGTAGGTGTTGACTTTTATTCTTACATAGCGTATACTTCGATTACTAACTGGAGATCGCTATGTGGGATGACTTTACAGACTTTGAACTTGCAACTCTTGCAGGAAACTATGGCTTGGAAGATTCCCTAGTCTTCAACGATCGTTTGCAACTTGCAAATCGTTCTGAGGTTGAGAGGCTGCTAACCGAAGCAGAGCATGACTTTGCATTCCCTGTTGACTTTAATTCAGAACCAGTGTATAATTGAGGTTATACGATAGGGATACATTATGACTACTGTGAACGCAGCTGAAATCTATGCCAAGCTACTGGCGACTGAAAACATCTCAGTCATTCGTGCACGTGTAAACACTGCATCGTTTGACATCAAGAACCGTGTCCTGACCCTTCCGCAATGGAAGGATATGTCTCCAATCGTGGAAGGCATGCTTATTGGTCACGAAGTGGGTCACGCACTATACACCACTGATGAATACCTAGACCCAATTCAAGAAGATTCCAAGATGCGTGGGTATCTCAACATTCTCGAGGACGTTCGTATCGAGAAGCTGATGAAGCGCAAGTATCCAGGTATCCGTAAGACCATGAACATGGGCTACAAAGAACTCAATGACAAAGACTTCTTCGGCGTCAAGAAAGTTCCTGACCTCTCAACCATCTCTCTGATTGACCGCATCAACCTGTACTTCAAAGCAGGTTACGACTGTGGTGTCAAATTCACACCTGAAGAAAAACAACTTGTTGTTCGTGCAGAAAAAACTGAAACCATAGAGGAAGTAGTCCAGCTGGCGAAAGAAGTGTACGAATACAGCAAGGTAAAGGCTGTTGAACGAAAGAAAGAAGCAATGGCTTCAAACCCCAGCGATCTGAAAGATATTCAAGAACAGCTGGAAGAAGAAAACGAAGACGAATTTGTCATGGTCGAAACTGACTACGATAATGACACTGACACCCCATTCTACGATGAAGAAGAGGGTGAAGAAAAAGACGCTGATGTGCGCAAGTACATGGCTGGTCGTCGTGAAGATCAACCAGAGAAAACTGTAGAAGAAAAGATCGAGGAAGAAGCTGAGAAAGAGATCGAAGCTAAAACCGAAGAAACGTTTACTGAACGACTCACTGAGTTGGCTGATGACAGCACCGAGTATGTTTACTACACTCTCGATGAGCATCACATGATTGACCCTGTGATTACGTTCAAGCGCATCATTGAAGAGACTGAGTCGACTGATGACTTTTACACTGAAGCAGATCGCGCTAGCCTTGCAAAATTCAAGGTCGAGTCTAGCCGTATCGTCAACTATCTGATCAAAGAGTTTGAGATGCGCAAGTCTGCGTCTCTCTACAAACGTGCACAGACTTCGAAGATTGGCTCTTTGGACATGGGCAAAGTTTGGTCTTATAAACTGAACGATGACTTGTTCAAGCGAGTCACTGTCATGCCGAAGGGTAAGAACCACGGTATGGTGTTTTTGCTTGACTGGTCTGGCTCGATGGACGCTGTCATCGAGGATACCATCCAGCAGGTTGTCAACCTTGCCATGTTCTGTAACCGTGCTCAGATTCCTTATCAGGTGTTTGCGTTTACAACTCAGTACGACAAGTATACTGGTCAGTACGACTACGAGAAGATGTACGCAAAGCGTGCAGAGTTCTTGTCTAAGAAGAACGTTCTTGGTAACGCTATCAATGATTCGTTCTCTCTGCTAGAACTGTTCTCGTCAAAGATGAGCAACGTTGAGTTCAACACCATGGTTCGTCGTTTGTATCGTCCTTGGTACTTTATGCGCAACAAAGGTTACAACATGGGTGGCACTCCGCTCAATGAAGCACTGTCGTTCATGCTCAGCTATCTGCCGAAGTTTGCTAAAGCGCACAACATAGAGAAGATGTCTCTGATCACCCTTACTGATGGTGAAGGTGGTTCGCTGGCTACTTCAAATGGTCGTTACATCGAAGAACGTCGTTACACTTATGATACCCATAAGACTATCAAGGTTAAAAACTTCTTGAAAGACCCGAAGACCAAGAAGGATTATCCGATTGATCGATATGGTCCGACTCAAACTGAAGCCATTTTGCGTATGATCAAAGATCGTGTCAATGTCACGACTGTTGGGTTTTACATCTGCCGTAACACTCGCCGTGAGTTGTCTAATGCGATTCAAAACAATCTTCCAGGATTCTCTGGTAGCACTGATCAGATGATTGATTCTATGCGAAGCGACTTCAAAGAAAGTGGCTTCTACTCAATCAAGAACAGTGGTCGTGACGATCTGTTCATCGTTCCGCAGAATCGTTTGGTCGTGGACGATGGCGAGTTGGTGGTTGACGAACAGCAAACTGCAAAACAGATTGCTCGTATGTTCACCAAGCAGATGAGTGGTCGTAAGACTAGCCGAGTCCTTCTGAACACCTTTATCGGCTACGTCGCATAATAACCCTACGCTCTGTAGGGTTATTACAGATACTTGTTGACTTTAATTGCAAGATGAGGCATAATAACTCTATTGATTGGAGAAGATTATGAAAGTTACTTATACCGAAATTGCAAACTCGCTGCGTGAGACCTCGAAAGTGTCGATGGAAACTAAAGGTAGCTACGCCTACGCGACTGGGATGTATGAGTCTATCATTGCAGGTCTGCTTGCAGACGCACCGAAGCACAAGCAACAAGAAGTCATGCGTACCCTTGCAATGGGTCGTGAGCAGATGTTGAAAGACGCTGCTTGACTTTTATTCGCAACTGTGGTAGAATTACGTTATTCGTTATGGAGATATTATGAGCAAAGATGCGGTGTTTGTAGAGCAGTTTGAGTCTAAGCTATTCGAACTATTCCCAGATGTGAAGACTCAGGGTATCGTCAAGAACTCTGAGTTGCTTGAGACGATGCGTGCACTGGGCACCAAGAAGTCCCCTCGATGGCTTATGGTCAATCGAGTCGGGCGTGGTTTGTATGCGATCGATGGAAAGTCGAACGCAGTTAAGAAGGAAGAACCAGTGCATTCATTCACTGTAGATTATACCAATACGGAAGCACTCATTCCGAAAAAAGATCCGAACTTTGTTCCCTTTGGCAACTACACTGACCTAGAGAACATCATCAAGTCAGGGATTTTCTACCCTGCATACATCAGTGGTCCGACTGGTAACGGTAAGTCCACGATGGTCGAACAAATTTGTGCCAAGCACAAGAAGCCACTCATTCGTGTCAACCTAAACATGATGACTGATGAAGAGCAGCTGATTGGCTCCAAAACTCTTGAAGACGGTAACGTCGAGATTGTCGAAGGTCCAGTGCTCATTGCCATGCGTAACGGTACTACGCTTCTGCTCGATGAGATCGATGCTGGCTCCGCTAACACTCTACTTTGCCTCCAACCCATTCTGGAAGGTAAACCGTACTATTTCAAACTCAAGAACGAGATGATCGTTCCTGCAGCTGGCTTCAACGTTATCGCCACTGCAAACACTAAGGGTAAAGGCTCTGATGATGGTCGCTACATCGGCACCAACGTGCTCAACGAAGCATTCTTGGAGCGATTCGCCGTAACGTTCGAGCAAGAGTACCCGAACGCAAAGACCGAAGTTAAGATTATCAAGAATCTCATGGAAACTTATTCGTGTGTCGACGATGAGTTTGCAGAGACCCTCGTGAAGTGGGCTGAAGCGATTCGCCGCACTTTCGAGGATGGTGGGGTGGACGAAACGATTACAACTCGTCGTATGATTCACATCGTCCGTGCATTTGCAATCTTCAAGAACCGTGAGAAGGCTGTCCAACTTTGCTGCAATCGTTTCGATGCTGCAACCAAGTCTGCCTTTATCGATCTGTTCGAGAAGGTTTCGAATCCTGCACCTGAAGCTATCCCTGCTCCACCTATGACTGCACCGACTCCAGATGAGGAAATCCCCTTCTAAAACTAAGGTTTACGAATAACCCTGCAATCCGTAGGGTTATTGCAAGAAGGTGTTGACTTTTATTCGTAGTTGGTGTATAATAACTTATCAAAACTTGAGAACCGAAAGGAAATTTATTATGTTGAAATTTGCAAACCTGACCCTGTCCCAGCAAAAGTGTGTTGTTGCTCTGATTGAGCACACCCCTTCTCTGAAGAAAGATGGTCGTATCACTCTGAAAGAAGTTGTTGCTATCACCCAAGACCTCGCTGCAAAGCGAACTGCAGGTGGTGTGAAGATCGGTTACCCTAACTGGCTCTTCAAATCCAACAAAGTCGAGAAGGGTGTTTATCAACTACCTGTGCCTACTGCGCAAGAACTGTCTGACTACGCTCAGGCATCTGCTCCTAAAGCTAAGGCAGTCAAAGTTGCAAAAGTGAAGGCTGTAAAAGCCAAGACTCCTAAGGTGACTGCCAAGTCCGCTGTCACTAAAGACGATGGTACTGAATCTCGTCTGCAACGCATCATGGAAGACTCTGAATTCGTTGATGAAGATGTAGAAGACTTCAACCAGATTCTGCGTGACAACGGTATCGAAATCTGATTCCCGACTGGCTAGGTTTCACCATCGCCTAGCCAGTTTTTCACGCAGATGGTCTTTTTAATAATGGAGATACTATGTCCAAGCAAGCAAAACTTCTTAACTACCTTTCAACTGGTGCTGAAGTAACTGCACGTCAGATCGCTGGCTCTTTTGGTTTGAAGAACCCACATGACGCTATTCATCAACTACGCAATCAAGGTCATTGCGTTTACAGTAACAAGGCTGTTCTAGCCGATGGAACTGAGACTACCAAGTACCGAATTGGCAAACCTTCTCGCAAGATGGTTCAGATCGCCAATGCAGTTATGGGCTCTACTGTCTTTACTCGCACTTAATCAGTGAGTTGCATATGGGTGTTCGAGAGAGCATCCATATTCATTGTTTCATTGGAGGATATGAATGGCGACAGCAAAAGAAGTTAAAGCATCCCAGAACGCCACTACTGGCGGAAGAAAGTTTGATGGTGGCAAGCTACAATATGGTTTGATCCCACCGCTGGCTCTCAAAGAAATGGTTAAGGTACTGACCTTCGGAGCCGAGAAATATGAACCTGACAATTGGAAGCATGTACCTGACTCCAAGCGTCGTTACTTTGACGCCATGCAGAGACATCTGTGGGCTTACAAAGAGGGAGAGAAAGTCGATCCCGAATCTGGCGTACATCATTTAGCTCATGCGATGTGCTGCCTGTTTTTCTTGTATGAGCATGACGTGAAATACTCTGTTGAGGATAAATGATGAGTTGGTTTAGCCGTATTAACCCCATTGAAGTTGCTGAGAAGTCGCGACGCATCGAAGAACTTGAGCGAGAGATTGAGCGATACGCACATGCTCTCCAGAAAGAACGTGAAGCTGCGCAAGACTATAAGAAAGCCATTGAACACTCAGCACGATCTGCTTCTTTCGAGTTTGACTTCAAGGCTGTAAACGTCTTTAGTGTTGAGCGAAATATGAAAGACGGAGTTCCAGTCACTATCATCGGATACCTTCTGGCTGAACCAGTGGTGTTCACTGAAGGTGAATCTTCCACGAAAGACGTAGTGCGCGAGTGGTATCTGTATTGTGATGACAAGCAGCACGAATCTGTCGTCAAGGCATTTAAGGATTCCCGCAAATGATTAAGATGTTTATTGCGTTTGTTGTTCTGTTTGCTCTCTTCTACTTTGGAATTGAGTCGTTCAACAAAATGACTCGAGCAGAAAAGTGGGATGCTGCTAAGACTTTCTCTTACAGTTTGGCTCTTTCGCTCGCTACTATCGTTTCCCTTGTTCTCATTGTTATTGTTTTCTGAAAGGTATCATTATGAAATCGTTTGTTAAGATCGGTGCTCTTATTCTGGCTGTTGCTTCTCTGCAAGCATGCACTCGAATCGAGACTGGTGAAGTTGGTGTTCGTGTTGGCTTTGATAAGCAGGTTAAACCTGGAGAGTTGCTGCCTGGATCTTTCAATCAGGTACTGATTGGTGATGTTCTGACTTTCCCTGTCAAAGACGTAAACGTTGTTCTGGAGAATATGACTCCTGTTGCCAAAGACAACTCCACCATGGCTGATCTGGATGCGGTTGTTGTTTACAACATCAATCAAACGCAGGTTGCTGAACTGTATAGTTCTAAGAACCGTAGCTTCCACGCTGAAGCCAAGGGTGACGTTTACTTGATGTACAACTACGTCGTACAGAATGCACGTAACGCCATCTACAAAGCTGCACGTAAGTATGAAGCACTGGACATGGCTGACAATCGCACCGAGATGGAAAACTACATCAAGGAAGAAATCATCAAGAACCTTGCTGAAGAAAAACTGGATGGAAGCATTAGCATCACTCAGGTTATGATTCGTAACGTTGTTCCTGCTGCAAGCGTTGTTGCTTCTGCCAATGACCTTGTTCGCGCAAAGAACGAACTGAAGCAGAAAGAAGTTGAAGTGAAGACTGCTGAAGCTGAGTCTCGTCGTATGGCTGCTCTGGCTAACAACTCTGCTAGTTCCATTGCCTTCATGCAAGCGCAAGCTGCTCTGAACATCTCTGAAGGTATCAAGAACGGTAAAGTTCAGACTATCGTCGTCCCTGCTAACTTCAACGCACTGATGTTGAACAAATAAATTTGACAAAACTACCTTATTATCGTATAATTCGTTATACATAGTAAGGTAGTTTATTATTCATTAGGAGAAAATATGAAACTAAGTAAAGAAACCGTGAACCTGTTCAAGAACTTCGCTGGCATTAACAGCAACATTCTTCTGAAGTCAGGTCAAGAGATCTCCACGATCTCTGCCCAGAAGAACGTCATGTCTGACACTAAGGTCACTGAGACTTTCCCGATTGACTTCGGCATTTATGACTTGAACGAATTCCTTGGTGCGATGAGTCTGTTTGACGATCCAGAACTCGACTTCAGCGAGAAGTTTGTCACTATCAAAGAGGGTTCAAACTCCATCAAGTATTTCGCAGCAGATCCGTCTGTTCTGACTGTTCCAACTCGCAAGATCTCTTTCCCTGACGCAGAGATTGAATTCACTCTCACTGCTACGATGCTGAACATGATTCATCGTACTGCTTCTGTTCTTCGCGCAACTGACCTGCAGATTATCGGCGATGGCAGCAAGATTATGATTCAAGTTGGCGACAAGAAGAACGCAACTGGCAACAGCTATTCTGCTCATGCTGGATCAACTGACAAGACCTTCCAAGCTAATCTGAAGGTAGAGAACCTCAAGATGCTTCCAGGCGATTACATCGTTAGCATCTCTAGCAAAAAGATCTCTCGCTTCAAAGCCTCCGCAAGCGAACTGGTTTATTATGTAGCAGTTGAAGCTGATTCCACCTTCAGCTTCTAATTTGACTTTTGTTGGGACAGGTGGTATAATAACCCCTGTCCCTTTTTTATTATGGAGGTTTGTATGATTGATAGTCGTGATGAGCAGTTTCTTTGGGTCGAGAAATATCGCCCACGTAAAATTGACGATTGTGTTCTCCCTGAGTCTTTGAAGAACACATTCAAGCAGTATGTCGCGCAAGGCGAACTGCCGCATATGCTACTGTGCGGTACTGCTGGTATCGGTAAAACTACCGTAGCCAAAGCACTATGTGACGAGATCGGAGCCGAGTATATCATCCTTAACGGATCTGATACTGGTGGTCACATTGATACCCTTCGTACAGTCATCAAGGGTTTTGCCACTTCGGTTTCCCTAACTGACTCTAAGAAGGTTGTTATCCTAGATGAGGCTGATTATCTTCAAGCTAACTCTACTCAACCTGCTCTTCGAAACTACATGGAAGAGTTTAGCGCAAACTGCCGATTCATCTTCACTTGTAACTATAAGAACAAAATCATCGAGCCTCTTCACAGCCGATGCGCTGTCATTGAATTTAAGATTGACGGTGGCGAGAAGCAGAGCATTGCTGCGCAATTCTTCAAGCGTGCATCTATGATTCTGAAGCAAGAGAACATCGAGTTTGACCCCAAGGTTGTTGCTGAGTTGGTCACAAAGCACTTCCCTGATTGGCGTCGAGTACTGAACGAACTTCAGCGTTACTCTGTTTCTGGTAAGATCGACAGTGGCATTCTCATTAACCTTTCTGAAGAGTCTTACAAGGGTTTGATCAAACTCATGAAGGAAAAAGACTTCACCGAAGTCCGTAAGTGGGTTGCTAAGAACTCTGATGCCGACTCTGTTGCGCTTTTCCGCGAACTGTACGACTCGTCTTCTCAGATGATGGAACCATCTAGCATTCCGCAACTGGTTCTGACACTTGCAGACTATCAGTACAAGGCAGCGTTCGTTGCTGATCACGAGCTAAATATCATGGCTGCACTAACCGAGATCATGGCTAACTGCAGATTCAAGTGAGGTTATCATGATTGAAATTATCGCTGTAGCTGTAGTTGGTATACTCGGATTCTACTCTGGTTGGAAAGCCAGAGAGCAGGCAGCTGCTCGTAGGGTTGATGAACTTCTGGAATATGCAGAGGCAGAAGCACTACGCGAAATCAAAGAAAACGTCATTCGTATCTCCATCGAGAAGCACCAAGACGTTTACTATGTTTACAACATGGATGACCAGTCGTTCATGGCTCAAGGTAAAGATCGTAAGGAACTCGAAAGTATTTTGGCTTCCAAGTATCCTGGAAAGTCTTTTGCAGCCACGAAAGAAAACCTATATGAAATGGGATTCGCGTCATGAGTCCATTTGATTTTATCAACGCCATCAATGATAGCAAGAAGAATCTTTTTGAGGATCCACAAGCCTATAAAGATTACTCTGCTTTCATGGTCAATCGAGGTCTTTCATATTTTCCTGATACGGTTCTCTATGCCAACGAGATGAACCGTTACCCTTCCATCCCAGTTGATTGGCAATTTTTCTTTTTCCTAAATACTATACCAAGGAAGAAGCGATTCAGTAAATGGTCTAAGAAAGACAA